TGTGTACACTTCGGTTTCCACTCCGGTGTTCAAGCAGCGCCTCACAGCATCGCCCATCTCCGCGACTTTGTATTTCGTTGCAGTGCCATTTTTCTCGCGGATAGCTGCTGCAATGTCCTGTACGGCGGTTTCTTCGTAGAGCTTTTTCATCTCAGTAGCTCACCTCCGTGCCATCAGGCAGGGCGGCTATGACGCTGTTGACAATCTCCTGCTTATCAGCTACCGTCCAATAGTCCGTGCCTCTGACAGGTGTCTTACCGGGTGCGCCGGGTTCGCCTTTTTCGCCGGGATCGCCCTTGTCCCCGCGGAACGCGCCGGAGTCCTTTGCCGCCTGCAGCGCCGTGTTCACGGCCGGGCCGAGCGCGGCGGGGGAGACCTTCGCGTCCCACGCGGCGGCCCGCGCGGCCGTGATGCCGTCGAGCACGCCCTTGTTTTCGTGCATGTGCCGGGCGGCGCTGTTGGCGGCGATCTGCGCCGCCGCGCCGGGGGTCGCGGCCGCGGTACCGTTCGTGCGCTGATACCACTTGGCGTACTCGTCGAGCGCCGCGTTAAAGAGCATCATGCTGTCGGCGTAGTGCGCCGTCTCGTGCGCGGCGTAGTCGCACATGGCGATGACGTAGTACACGTACAGCCGGTCGAACGGCGCGGGCACGAGCAGCACGGTGCTGCGCGCGGTGTCCGCGTCATAGGTGATGCACGCCTCGGGCGCAGTGCCGAGGATGCGCGTCTGGATCATGCTCTCGCATTCGTTGAGCCACAGCAGCTTTGCCGCGTCGTCCCATGCGTTGGGGCAGATCGTGTCGATGCGCGTGAGCGCCTGCTGAAGCGTCGCCATGGTCAGAGCCCCAGCGCACCGCTCTCGGCGGCAAAGCGGGCGGTCTCGCGCTCGATGAGCGCGCCGGTGCGCGCGTCCTGCGCCTCACCCTGGGCGAGCACGAGCGCGAAGCGGCGCGGGATGATCACGTCCTCGCCGCGCGGGATGCGCACGGTCTCGCCGTTGACGGTCACGACCTTGTCCTCCTTGTAGCTGCCGTTGTCGCGGAACAGACGCACGGTCACGGGTTCGCTCAGCCAGGCCTCAGCGGCGGCGCGGTCGGTCTTTTTTCTGGTTGCCATAGTTGTTTCCTCCTTGTTGTAGGTGCGCCTCCCGCCGCGCGGGCGGGAGGCATGGGTGGATTTCTTTACTCGGTGTAGGTGCTGCAGGTCTCGATGCGGCGGATGGCGCTGTCGTCGAGACGCACGGCGACCTTCGTGGCCTTCCAGCCGACGCTTGCGCGCTGGTTGAGCGGGTCGCCCGTGCCGGCAGAGCCGAGCTGCTTGACGATGTGCTCCAGACCGCCGCCGGTGATCTCGGTCGTGCCGTAGCCGTCGGCGCCGAGCACGAGCGTGACGTACACGTCGCGGCCCTGCGCGCCGGCCTCGCCGGGGTAGATGATGGCGTTGTCCTCGGCCGTGACGGCGGCGTCGACGGTCATGGAGCTTGCGGTGTTGGCCGTGACGGTCACGCACGCATTGCCGATGAGTACCTGGCGGCCGACGAGTGCGCCGGCCTGGACCGTGCCGCCGTCGAACGGGAAGGTGGTCTTGCCGCTCACCGCGCCGGCCGTGAGCAGGGTGCGGCTGTCGCCGGCAAGATCGGCCGCGTGGAAGATCTTTGCCTCCGTGCTCTCGACGAAGCGGCAGCCCTCAATCTTGCCGATCTCGCCCTCGTACATGTGCTCGGTGTCAACGTACTGGTGGGGGGCGAGCCACTTCGGGTCGTTCATGAGGTCATAGGCCACGTCGGGGTGGATGATGACCGGGAACGCGCCGTCGATGCGGCGGCAGTTGGCGTTTTTGAGCGCGCGCACGGCGCGGCGGATGCAGTCGACGGTCAGGTAGTTGTTGTCGGCGGCGCTGGCGTTGCCGCCCTGCAGCAGGTAGCGCGCGGACACGGACTCGTCGGCATACTGCACGTTGTCGCCGCCGACGAGCACCTCGCGGGTGATCGTGTCGAGCGTGCGGCCGGCCTGCGCGCCGAGCAGCTTCGTGGCCATGGTGAGGTTGTTGTCGATGGCGGTCAGCAGCAGCAGGTCGCTCATCTGGATGTAGCCGCCGTACTGGCGCACGGCCGCCTCGACGGTGGTCATGCTCAGGCTCTGGCCGTCGGGGGTCACGCCCTCGGTCAGGGCGGTCAGCGCCTTGCCGAGCGGGGCGAAGCGGCGGAACTGGATCGTCTTGCCGCCGTTTGCGGGGATGGGGTGCTTCTGCGCGAACTGGTCGTGCACGAGCTCGGGCTCGGCCGCGTCGATGAGGTAGTCCGAGTAGAACGTCTTCATCTCCTCGGTCAGGCTCTGCTGGGTGGTCACCTGCGTGTTTGCGTCAAACAGGCGCAGGTCCATGTGGATGTTTTCCATACTCATGTCTCCTTTTTTCTCTGCTGTCCGCTTCCGGGGACAGCGCCGGGGCAGCGCCCGGCCGCTGCGCTGCCGTTGGGTTTTGTCTCCTGCGCGGGGACGCGGCCGGTGTCCTCCGCAACGTGGCCGGGGTAGGCCGCGGCGAGCTGCCGCAGGCCTGTCACGGCCACGGTAAACGCCGCGCGCACATCGGCCCGGTCGTCCGCTGCGATGGCTGCGTGCCCGGCGCAGAGCGCGCGCTGCACGCCCTGCGCGCCCAGCGCATCGAGCGCGCCTGCCAGCGCGCACACGAGCGCCGACGCCCCGGCGCACACGATGTCTCTGCCCGGGCAGAAGTCTGCGTGGCCGTCCGCGCGCAGCACGCACCGCCCGTCCCGGCGGATGTACGCGAAGCGGGTCACAGGCTCAGCTTCACGCGCTCGCCGCGCTCCGCGCGCGCGGCGAGTGCCGCGCGGTCGGCGCGGCTCATGCGCGACACGTCCGGCCGCACCACGATGCCGGCCCCGCCGCCGCCCAGGCCGTTTTCGGCCGGGCGCAGGCCGCGGGCGCGGATGTGTTCGGCCACGCGCTGCTCGGCGCTGCGGCCCGCGCGCACGCAGGCCGCCTCCAGCAGCGCCTGCGCGTGCAGCGCGAACCACGCCGTGCGCACGTCCACACCGGCGCGCAGCAGCGCGCAAAACTGTGCATCGCTCAGCGCTGCGCCCAGGTCAAAGTCCGGGCACTGCGCCGCCAGCTCGTCCGCCTCGCGCGACCAGCGCGCGGCGGATTCCTCGGCCGCGCGGCGCGCCCGCTGCTGGGCCTTGCGCTCGATCGCGCCGCGCAGCGCGCCGACGGTCACGGCCTCCTCGGCCGGCGCACGCGGCGCGGCCGTTTCGGGTGCTGCGGATGCGCTCTGCTCCGGCGCGGTGGGGATGTTTTGTTCGTTCATACTCTGTGCTCCCTTCTGCCCTCAGCGGGCGCTCGCTGTGATGACGCGGTTTTTCTCTGCCTGCGCCCGCAGCAGCGGGTCGGCGGACGTGTCCGTGCCCGCGTCCGGCGTCTCCGGCTGCGGCGGCACGATGCTGCTGCGCACGGCCTCAAGCACCTTGTCGCGCCCCGGAAACTGCATCATCTCCAGCATCGGCACGGCCTGCTGCGCGAACGCGGGGTTAAACACGCCCAGCTGATACAGCTGCCGTGCCAGCTCGTTTTGTGACGCGGTCGCGTACGGGCTCTCCTTCTGCGCGTGCACCGACACGTCGAATGCCGGCGCGCGCAGCAGCGCCATGCCGTCGGCGTCCATGCCCACGGTCCTAGCCTGCAGCCCGGCGTTGGAGTACGTGCAGAACGCATAGCCCTGCGCGCCCGGCGCCGCCACGCGAAACGGCCGCGTCTCGGTGTAGTACGCGCGGATGAGCTCGATCACGAGCTCGACCACGCGCTCGAACGCGCGGTAGCTCGCGCGCAGCGTGTCACGGCTGGACTTGCTGCCGGCCTCCTGCAGCGCCGCGATGGCGCTCGCCGCCGTCACGCCGCCGGACACGCTGCCCTGCGTCACGTCGCGGCTGTTGCTCGTCTCCTTGAGCTCGTCGATCTTCAGCTGCAGCATGTTCACCCACTGGCCGTCGAGGTTGTAGAGGCTGATCTGGCGCAGCCGTTCGTCGTCGATGCTGCCCTCAACCTCGACGAGCGGCTTCGACCAGTCGAGAAATTCCTGCGCGTTCACGCCGCAGCCCTTCTTGACCCAGAAGCGCGGGGTGGAGGCCTTCATGCTCATCTCCAGCAGGTTGCCGCTCAGGCGGTCGATGTACTGCTGCGGGTCTTTGCTCACGGCAATCATGCCGAAGCCGCACGGCGTGCCGGCCTCGGGGTAGAGCACGTCGAACACGATCGGGTACTGCCCGTGCGGGTAGAAGCCGCCGGCCATGGCGGGGTCGTTCTCGCTGGCGTAGAGCAGGTCGCGCCCGGTGAATTTGATCAGGTGCAGCGCCGTGCCGCCGCCGGGCAGCGGCTTTTTGTAGTACCAGTCGACGACGATACTCTTGTTCGAGGTGTCCACCGCGTCGTCATACAGATACTGCGCCAGCTCCACGCCGCAGTTGCCGGGCCGCGCGTCGGGCCAGGCGGCGGAAATGTCGTCGTTGTCCATGAGCGCGCACACGAAGAGGTTGCGGCTGGCCTGAATGTCCGTGATGCCCGGCTCCCAGAACAGGTTCAGCAGGTCGAGCTGGCGCACGGCCACGTCGCCGAGGCCGTTGCTCCCGGCGCTGTCCCAGAACACGCCGTAGGCCGCGCACCCGTGCTTGAGCTTGTACCACCACGCATCGGACCACACCTGCTCAAAGTGCGTCTTTTCCAGCACGGCCGGCACGATGGCCGACAGCGCCTTCGCGTCCGGTTCATCCTGCTCGCTGCGCGGCAGGATCACCGCCTCCGGGAAGCTGTCCATCGCGTCGGCGTGCTTCGAGACAATGGCGTTGAACAGCCACGCGCTCGTCGGCTCTACCACGTCGCCGCCCTGCTCGCGCCGGCGGTCGCGCAGATACTGCCAGTGCCGCAGGCGGTACCACTGCTCGTCGGCGATGATGCGCGCCTCGAGCGCGCGCTTGCCGTCCTTGTACCGGCGCAGAAGCTCCGTGCCGCGCGCCACGTCGTCCGGCGTGATCACGGGCGCGGCCATGTCCGGCCCGGCCGCCTCTGCCGCACCTGCCGCCGCCGGCATCGCCGCCGCATCCGCCGCGCGGTAGGGCATGGGGTTCGTTTTCTCGTTTGTCATAGACTCTCCTTTGCTGCCGTTTCCGGCGAAATGGTTTACATAACTTTTCGTATTTTGTGAGAAAAAGAGACTGCCATCGCAGTCTTTTTATGTTTACATAACTAATCTCTGCTCAGCGGGTCGAACACTTTCGGCGTCCGTTGTACCACGGGCCGCGGCGCGATGGGGTCGGACTGGCACAGATACCGGATCTCGTCGGCGATGTGGTCCTCCTGCCGCGTGTCCACGTCCTCGGGCGCGTGTGCGTCGTAGCGCAGCAGCGGCAGCGTGCGCCGCGTGTCCCGGCAGTTGCGGAAGACATACAGCATTGGCAGCCCGGCAGCGTCGAACGCCAGCCGATAGTGCACCTGCATCCAGCCGGGCAGGCGCTTGTGGTCGCCCGGCTCGAAGTACACGCCGTACCGGTCGGCAATGTCGGCGATGCTGTCGCCGCGCGATGCGTCCCAGATCGCGGGGTCGGCCACGCCGCGGATATCCCGGCCGCGCAGATAGGGGTGCGTGGCCTCCGTGGTGCGGATCTGCTCGAAGATCTGCTCCGGTGTCCAGCGCACGCCGGTGTCCGGCTCGCCGGGCACGCAGCCGTAGAGCTCGAGGATGCGGTACAGCCGCCCGTCGAAGTCCACCGCCCACCAGCCCACGGAAAACGGCTTGGCGTACCCGAAGTCGAAGCTGCGGTACACCCGCCACGTGTTCGGGATGTCGAACGGATCGATCACGTGCGTCCACTTCCCGTCGGCGTAGTGCGCGGGGTCGTCGCGCCACTCGGCGAATACCTGCCCCTCGTACACGTTCCAGTCTCCTTCAAGGTGCGCGCGCCGCCGTGCGGGCGGCAGCGCCTCCAGCCGCTTGAGATAGCCGGGGTCGCGCTGCATGAGCACCTGGTTGTCGTAGACCTTCGCCGGGATGAACACATAGTCCGCCGGGTCTTCGCCGTCGTGAAACGCGCGGTCGATGAACAGGCGCTTGATGTAGGCGTGGCCCGGCCCGCCGGGGTTGCACGTGTAGTAGATGCGCGGGGCGAAGTCCGTGCGCGTCGTGCGCAGGCAGGTGGCGATGAACGTCAGCCAGTCGGGCTCGAAGTTCGTTGCCTCCTCGAAGCCGATCACCTCGTACTCCTGCCCCTGATACTGGGCGCAGTCGCTGTCGCTGTCGCAGTAGCCCATCACGAGCCGCGACCCGTTCGGGAACCGGAACGCGCGCTCCGCGCCGCTCCACGCGGCATAGCCCGCCAGCTCCCGCTGCAGCGGCAGGATGTGGTTGGCGCGCAGCTCCGGCAGCGTCCGGCGCAGCAGCAGCAGCTTCAGCCCCGGATAGCGCATCGCCAGCAGCACGAGCTTGCGCCGCATGGCCCAGCTCTTGCCGCCGCCGCGCGCCCCGCCGTAGGCGATGTTGGCCGCCTCCGCGCGGAAGAACGCCTGCTGCCGCGGGTTCGGCGTCTCGCTCCGCAGTACCTTATAAATATAGGGTTCGTTTTTGCGTGCCATCGCGCCTCCTTGCTACCGGCTCCACTGCTCGAGCGCGCCCTCGAAGCGCAGCACCTCCGGCTCGGCCGCGCCCTCGTCCTTCGCGGGCGCGGCCTTGCCCCGCTCGTGGCCGAGCACCATGCCCGCCGCCTTGAGCCGCAGCTCCGGCTTCACGGACGCATCGGCCACCATGGCTGCCAGCTGCTCGAGGATGCGCTCCTTCTCGTCCTCGAGGTCGATCATGTCGCGCGCTCCCGGTACGAGAGCACGTAGTCCTCGCCGTCGGCAGCCGCCGCGAATTCGTAGGTCTCCAGCGCGTCGTGCACGGCCTGCTTCGGCAGCCGCAGCGTCGCGCCGTCGCCGCAGCGCACGCACAGCGCAGCCAAAATCGCGCCCGACAGGCCCAGCAGCTCCTCATACGCCGCGCGCTGCTCGCGCAGCTTTCGCCGCAGGTCGGTGTTCGTCTGCTTTTTCATGTACCATCCTCCTTGTTTTCTTCCATGGCCGCCGCGCGCAGCCGTGCGCGCCGCCGCCGCTGCCGCTCGCGGCTGGCCGCCCGCTGGTCGATCAGGCGGCCGGTGTAGTCGCCCCAGTCGTGCAGCCGCCAGTCTGCGTCCACGAACCCGGACGTGCGCAGCGCCACCGCGAGGTCGCCGGCCCGGCGCTCGCTGAACTGGCAGATCTCCGCCAGCTGCCTTGCCGGCAGGGCGGACAGGTCGCCGTCCGGCGCATTGTCCAGCGCCCACAGCCACAGCAGGCACATGTGCCCGAGTGCCGCCGGCGTGCGCAGCCCCAGCGCGTCGCGCAGGGCCAGCAGCTTGCGGTGCTGCGGCAGCGACTGGTGCAGTTCAATCCATGCCAT